TGTGAATCATGGAATACTTTTACAGCACCGTTAGCTATACATTGTATAAAGTCTTCAGCATGACCTGATGTTGCATCTTTCTGTAAGAATAAATTAGTACCATTGGTAACGATTACAAGATCACCAGTACCTACTTCACTAATAAAACTGTTGCTGTTACCAGAATCATGGAATAGCTGTAAAGCATTAGCATCACTAGAACCAATCGTTAGATGACCACCAGATACAGTGTATGTACCATCACCATCATCAGATGTAGTACCAGAATTTATCTTTAGTTTTTGTGTATTAGTAAGGTTAGTTGTATTAGCTGTTGCAGCAGTAGCAGTTGTAAAAGTACCAGCAGCAGCAGAGTTAGCTCCTATAGGAGTTCCATCTATAGCACCACCATTTATATCAACACTACTAGAAGTAAATGCTGTAGCTGTAATGGTTTTATTTGTTAGTGTCTGAGCAAGAGTATCTAGAACAACATTACCAGTAGCATTAGGAAGGGTAATTGTTCTATCAGCAGTAGGGTTAGTTACTGATAGTGTTGTCTCATGGGCATCAGCACTACTACCTTCAAACTGTAAGGAGCCAGTTATTGTATTACTGCCATCTCTTTTTAATAGATCGTTATTAACAATATCAACAAATTCTTGAAGAGCAAATAAGTTTTGGTCACTTTGAGTATCTAAATCAGCTTCAGTTAAAACAGAACCATCTTGAAAGTCTATCTTTTTAGCAGATATATCTGTATCTCTTTGAAACTTTATTGCAACACCATTAGCAGGTACATTACCTGATAAAAACTTTATCGTAGTAGCACTAGCAAATTCGTAATGAGTACCTAGAGTTTTAGGAGTAAAGTCATCACCGACTGTTACATCAATTTCAGATTCAGCAAGGTAGGCAAATGAAATATTAAAAGCATCAGACTTACCATTGGAATCGGTATTACCATTACCAGTATGGTTTGTAAATGATGCAGCAGTGTTAGTAGCCATGATTAGTCTGTGTTAATGCCTTCTAATGTTTTAAGTATATCGTCATTGTTTTAAGTTTACCTTGAACCACGACTTTGTACTTGTAGTTCTTGTCTTTTCTTTTCTTTTATATATGCAGGTGCTTTAGATTTTGCTCCTCCTTGTTCATCTTCTAATTGAAAAAGTTTTAATTTTGCTGTTCCAATATACGGAGTTATTATCTTCCTTAACACTGCTCTTAAATCTCTAGATGTGTTTACTCTATCAGTTAAAACTGCTGTTGTATCAATACTAAATTCTTCGTCAACTTCTCCATCATCAATAAAATCTAAAAGTTTTAAAACTTCCTTATTTGTTCCTATTGGATATAGTCTTTGATATACAGTTTTACCATTATCACTTTCAACACCATTATCATCTAGTTTAGTTGAATGTATAAATTTCTTTAAATTTCTGTATTGTGGTGAACTAAGAAGAATACCTCCTTCTGCTGAATTTCTAAATAGATGAGCAGGTGGTGGTCCTATCTTTGATCGGCTTCTTAGCATTAAACTTACAACAGGATCATTTATAGATGCTCCATGATAAAGAGTATTCATACCACTGTTAGGTCCAAAGTTTTTAGGATATTCCAAAAGTTGACCTGTAAGCCAATGTTCTTCGGGTAGTATATCTGTTTTAAATGGATTGCTCGATTCTATTTCTTTAAACATTTTTAATACTACTTTTTTAGTAAGAAATTCAAACGGTATTTTTTCTTTTTGTCTTTTTAAAGTTCCGTATGCAGGGTGATCTTTTGGAATAGAAGTACCATCGTCAAATTTTGTCCTAATCTCTTCTTTTATGTAATCTCCTTTTTGAATTGATTTATCAGGTCTAAAAAATCCTTTTAATTTTTTACCTGATCTAGGATCAATATATGTATATTCTCTTTTACTTAATGCTCTTCTTAATGACACATCAGGTATTAATGATGAATTAAGATAATTTGCTATAAAATTAGGAAAAGCATCAGGTTTGTTTTCAATAATATCAAAGCCTTTTTGTATTGATTCAAGCATTGGCATATTTAAAATGTCTCTAGCTAAAGCTGTTGACATTACTAAAGCAGCATTTTTTTGATCATCATCACTTAGATATTTACTATATGTACCCCACCACCCTGCTGCTCTAAATATAGAACTTATTGGATCAAGACCAATTCTTCCAACATCAAAAAAGTAATATTTAGGTTCTCCATCTGGACCTAGTTCTGGTTCTTTTGTTTGTGGATTTGTAATTAAAAATCTTAAAGCATATCCAATATCACCACTGTATTTTCTTATCTTATCTTGAACCCAATTAGGATCATTACCATCAACTAAAGCTATTTTTGCAAACTTATCACCAGCAGCAATACCTAAACCTATAGCTGTAACCCATATTCCACCACCTGTTCTTGTTACTCCTCTTGCTCTTGCTGCAACAGCAGGGTCAGCACTTTGTAATTGTTTTCTGTGTGTATCTAACATTCCTTTTAACGCAAAGTTGTTTGTAAGCTTGGTTGCTAGTGGGGTATTTCTTAGCAATGTTTGAGTTAGATTTAAAGGTGAATTTATAAAAGGTAGTAAAGGTTTCCAACCAGGATGTTTAAAAGCATTAGCAAACTTATTATCAATTCTCGTGGTAAAGGTACGATCAGCAGCGTAATCAAGAGAATCTCTTATCTTTAAAAATAAGTCTTGTCCTATTGCAACTGCTTCACCATCAGGGCCAACAAAGGGTTTAAAGTCAGTAATATCTTTTAAAGCAAGATCTAACTCTTCTCCTTTTTTAGCAATCCAATTAGTTCCTAGTTCAAAACTTTTATCAACATATTCATCTAGAGCCTTACCATCTAATCCTCTTCTTAATCCATCTTCTACTAATGACCCTTTTAAAAACATTCTGAAGGAAAGTTGTTTATTGTATTCATCTTCTGCTAATAAAGCTCTTGTGCTTTTTCTTATAAAAGTTCCATAAGTATTTACAAGGTCAGGCACAAGACCTTTCTTTATATATTTAGCCATATCTTCGCCAGTACTTATCTTTTGTAATCCATCTCCATCATAGGTTCCTCCTTGCATTGAGATAGCAAATCTTTGTGTAGGATCACTACCAGAATCTACAATCATTCTTGATTTATCTAGAATATTTCTTTCTTCTATAAATGCTTGCCCTGCAAGTTTTAAGGCATCTCCTTGAGCTTGCTTAAACATAGCAAACTCTGCCATAGCTCTTCTAAATAAAATTGGATCTAAACCTTGTCTAGATATAGAACCTGTTAATAAATCTGCTGGCCCTTTGATTACGTTAATCATAGTACCAATGGTATTTCTAGCATGAGTAGCAGGGTTAGAAAGAATACCGTTTATAAATTGTTCATTGCTTATCTTTAATAGTTTCATACCAAAACTATCTTTTACTAATTTTTGAAGAACAAATGGATCACCATGAGCAGCAGCTAACTTACTAGCAAAATCAGCAAACCCTTCAAAATTATCTTCTTCTAAAGCTTTTAATACATCATCTTGGGAAAAGTCCAAGCCTTTAAATGTATTATCTATATCTTCAGCTATATCTCTTATAGTTTCAGATCCACCACCTTTTAAATCATCTAATTTTTTTGCTTGTATATTGCTTGCTGTTACTTCTCCTGGTGTTTGACCTGTAACTGGATTTGGTGCATTTGCTAACTGTCTTGCTCTTAAGGCTCTAGCTACTACGCTACCTACTTTTTTATCTCCAACAATCATTCTGTAAAAATTAATTGTTTGAATAGCTAATTTCTTTTTAAGAATTAAAGCTTCTTCTGATCCTATTGGTAATGTTTTTAATAATTTACTCCCATCACTTAAATTTACAGCAAGACCAGAGATCCTTCTAACAGAAGCAGCCATAAGCACAGGTAGTTTAAGAGTATATTTTTCAGCAAATTTTGTTATTTCTTGAATCACCTCTGGTTCTAAATAATCATCTGCATCCTCAATCAACATATCATCAGTAACTTGTCTTGAATAACCAGGATAAAATTTATCAAGTTCATTCTGATAAGCAGCTTTTATTCTTGCGACATCATCTGGATTATCACTAAAAATGTTAAAATTCTGTCCTTCTATACCTACAGGTTTATCAGTCGTTTGAAACTTTTGTTTCCCTTTTGTACTTCTTACTTTTTTTCTAGGTGTTAATACAACATCATCTGTCTTTGTAATAACATCATCTGCTACTGGTGCTATATCTATTAAATCGTCACCCTTACTAAGGGCTTCATCCATTCCGTTGTATTTTCTTATATTAGAAAACTTATTAAATTTTGATTGTTGTAAATTAAAA